AACTACTATCTTTCTTACTATCTGTTTCTCTTTTTTGATTATCTGACTGTTGTTGTCCATCACCACCAAAAAAACCAGCAATGAAATTTTTTGTTTTTGAAAATATTCCTTTTGTCTGTTCTTGTTCATCTTTAGATGCTCTATTAGCCTCATCTCTGTCACTTATAGTTTCTCCTTTGTCTTGAGCTTTATTAGATTCTAAATTTTTGAAATCTTTATCATTACTTATTCCTTGGATTAAGTTCTGATCATTAGGATCTTCTTCCTGTTGTTTATCAGTTCCACTATTAGATGTGTTATCAACAGTAAAATCACCTTTTTCACCCTCAACATTGTCTGCATTTCCTTCTTTTGGTTTTTCTTGTTTAGGATTCTCGTCCTCTTTTTTATCCTTCTTTTGATCTAATTCTGATTCTATTAATTGATCTCCTGAAAAATCCTTCAGACCTGCATTAGCAGGATTATTATATGCGAACGCAGTCGTCATCATATCTTTTCTTACTTTATTCAAATTATTATTAGCACTTTCAAGACTTTCTTCATTTTGCCTTCTCATTAATACTAAATCTACTACTGATTTTATACTTTGTATTGCATTAGAAATTCCTGTTCCTATAGCAACCAAAAAATCTCCTATACCATTCAAATAATCTGTAAGAGTTGTAATTACTGCTTGTATTCGTTTTATCAATCCCTGAATTGATTTTAAAATTTGAGGTAACGTATTAACAAACCATCCTATCAATACGATACCAAAGAAATCAAGTATTCTACCAAGAAAACCTTTTGTACTTCTTGAAACAACATTACCTTGCCTCTTCGTTGTTCCTTGAACAGTTGATGCTTCTAATTCATCTTCTCTTTGCCTTCTCCTTGCATTTTCTCTTCTCTTTGTAAAATAAGTATTATCATTACCTATTAGAGTTCTTTTAAATTTGTTATTTTTATCTGTACTCTTAACAATTTCAGATGATGTTTGTCTTGCAGCAGTCAAACCTTTTGTAAATTTAACTACTGAATCTCTTATTGAATTAATACTAATATTTGATTTGAGAACTGCATCTCTTCTTCTCTTAATATCTGCCATTATACCACCACATTATACACAGATTCAGAAAATCCAATAAAACTATTTGCAAAATCAGATGATGGTATATTTGGTAAAGAATCACTCGGAGTGCTTGAACTAGTTGCCATAGTTGCACTTGCTGGTATTCCTTTTTCTGAAGTGCTTAAAGGAATAACTGTGACCTCTGCCGATTGATCAAACGATGATATAAGGTCTGATACTTTTGAATCTTTTTTAAAGTTAATTGGTGTTATCATTCCAGCAACTTCTGAACTGAATAGTTCAGGTCCTTTTTCTCCAACTACATATGGTTTTTTAGCATCGACAGGACCACCATCTGCCCTTCCTTCAACTGTATATTCTGGAGCTGAATCCCCCTTATTCTTATTAGCCCCAGTTACTGTATCAGCTAATTTTCCAGCACCCATTCCACCGAACATGCTTAATAATGCAAGACCTATCAAACCAGTAGCACTTGTTAGTGGTTCTGGTATTAAAGTTAATCCAATTAAAGTACCAGCTATACCACCAATCGCAGTTGCACTTGCTCCAGTTTTTGCCTGTCCCTCTGTTTGACCTAGATTTTCTTTTCTGTCTTTATAATCAAAGAATGCGAAGATAGGTGCTAATGCTAATTCAAGACCTATTCCAATTGGTCCTAAAGCTTTTAAACCACTTTTTGCTCCCGTTTTTGCACCTGTTTTCGCAGCTCCTTCTACTGCTTCACCAATTATCTTCTTTCCAAATACTGATTTAAAAAATTTTCCAATTTTTTTAGGGAACAGTGCTGCAACACCACCCACTCCTAACAAAGGTAATCCTAACTTTTGTACAACTTTTCCTGGACCTTTTGTAAGAAGATTTCGCACATATAATCCAAAATTCTTGACAAAATTATCAACATTATTTTTAATAAATTTTAATGCTGCAAGAAATGGTGCTGCTAGTAATGCAGAGAATGCAAATTTTAAAGCTAAACCTGATATTGCACCTACTGTTGCAACTATTTTTCCAATTCCTATAGTCAGTGCTAAACCTATACCTCCTAAAAGTGCAAGGTCAATTAAGAATTTTCTTTTAAATTCATTTAATTTATCAACATTTCCTTCGGATGTTAGTCTTAAAAATGATAAAGTTTTGTCAGTTAACCAACCTGCAGTAAGAATGAATAAAAAATTACCCAATCTACTTAATATACCTTGAGCAAAACCTGCAACTCTTCTTACTGGAGCAAGTAAAGCAGTTTGTATTTTTCTTTCTAGTTCTGATTCTTTTCCTTCCCTTAATCCTTGCTCTGCTAATATCGCATCTCTTTTTTGTTTTGCTCCTTCTCTTTGTCTATCTATTTGATCACTTACATCTAAATTTGATTTAATTACTGATAGTGAACTATTCAAAGAAAATATCTGTTCAGATATGGCAGATAATTGTCCCGAAACACTTGTTAAAGTTAATGAGTTCTGACTAAGTAAACTTGTTGTTTGTGGATCTGGTTGTGGTGGTTGAGGTGGTGCCTGAATCATTGGAGAAACAGGTTGAACTGCTTGAGGTGCAACAGCACGACCTGTAAAGACACTGGAGGATACACTTCTCCTGATGCCTCTAATACCTCCTGCTATTGGTGATTGTAAACCTTGTTCCTCATCCATTACGTTCTTGTTGTGCTTTTAAATTTTCCTCTTCAATATACTGTTGTAAAAGTGAAACATAAATTTCTCTCTCCCACGGAATCATATTCTCAAGTTCAGTTAAACTATATTTATGGTGTTGCATCAAAGCAAAATTTAACTTATAGTATGACACAAGATCCTCGTGTGCCATACTTATCCGAAAAAACTCTGCAGCCCCTCTAGTTTAATTTCACTATCAACTTTTGTATTTGGATTAGTAACTTTAACAGTATGAGATAATTTAGGCATAGTTGTAAAGAAATTTTCAACCAACTTAAATTGATTGGAATTAAGAGATTCAACAAAATCTGATAACTCTTTCTTTGTACATTCTTGATGCGACCACGTTTCTTCCTCTGAATATACTTGATCAATACAAGATGAAATTAATTCAAAAGTATCTTCAACTTTCATATCAGTCATTGAATCGAAATTATTTTTAATAAATTCGCTCAAAGATGGATATTTCATTCTTAAAGTATAAGTACCATCTAAAGAAATGTCAGTAGAATGATCTTTCTCTTTTTTAATTTTAATATCATCAATATTGATTGACATTGGAACTTGAGTCTTTTCATCGTCAGGACAAGTGACCATCACTTCAATATGTTCTCCCACAGATTTTCCACGAATATTTAAAAACAAATATTCAATATCAAAAGTTGCAAGTTTATCAACTTTGATTCCTTTTGTCAATATACATTTTGCTAGAACATCTTTTACTGCTCTTGCAATTTGTTTTGTATCTTGGGTTTCCATCGCTATAATTAAAATCTTTTCCTCTTTAACTAAAAAAGGACGATATTTAATTTTTCTATTAGATGATGGTAATGTCAACTCATACGTTGGAGTTGAAATGGTTGGTAAAGGCATAATAATTACTACACTTCAGTATGATTATTTATAGGTGTTTTTGGAATCTATCTTTCGCTAAATGGTGTCAAAGTAGTATTTGTTCCAAATCTTCTTGTGATTCCTCCACCAACTAATTCAGGAGGTAGATTTCTATATGCTGTTCCATAATTAAGTAGTGATAAATCGTCATTCATTATTCTACTCAAACTATTATTATTTCTTTCAGTTTGCCTTGCTGATGCTCTTTTATCTCTCGCAGCTTGATTATTCAAATCTAATCCTAAAGCTCTTGCAAGAGAACTAGTTTCACCACAAACGTATCTGTCAAAACTAAATGTTGCAGTTGCTTTTAGTACAGTGGAATTTTGATATGAAACTCGTGTAGAATTAAGAGACAGTGGAAACATTCCAATAAATCTATATTCTAAAAATTGAGAATGATTTCTTTCAAACTTAACTACCCTCGTATCATTTGATTTATATTCATCAGGATATTTCATTTTAAAATGATAGGTATCAGATGAAGGATCGGCAATTGATCCACTTGATATAAATTCCATCCAGTGCTCTAAAAATTTTAACGATTTATATTCATTATCAACATAAAAATCAAAATTAATTTGTGTAAAATTTCTTGTATGAGCAAATCTTTCTATAACACCTTGATAATCACCAGCAGTATTAAGAGTTGCCATTGCACTTCCAGGCAAAACTGCATCACTACAAAGTAATCCTACATTATCTGATATAAAACGATCATTTATTCCTTTCTGTCTTAAAAATCTACGACAATCACCTCTTGGTACAACAAATTTAACTAAAAATTGAGATGTCTGAGCTACATTCTGTAACTTAGGCATTATATCTGATATCCCTCTTGGTCTTGGTGCTGGCACTCTAAATACTTCTATAGTATAGTTATTTAGATGGCTTATAGGGGAAAATACTATCCATCATATCCTAGAAAGTATAAAGGTGATCCGACTAATATTATTTACAGGTCACTTTGGGAAAGAAAGTTTATGGTGTACTGTGATAAAAACACTAAAATTCTTGAGTGGGGAAGTGAAGAGATTGCTCTCCCATACATCTCACCTCACGATAGTCGAGTACATAGGTACTTTCCAGATTTTTATATCAAGGTTCAAGAGAACACAGGTAAAATAAAAAGATATCTGATTGAAGTGAAACCACTTAAACAAACAACTAAACCAAAAAGACCAAAAAGACAAACCAAAGGTTATATTCGTGAAGCATTTGAATATGCAAGAAACCAAGCAAAATGGAAAGCAGCAAGAGAGTATTGTGCTGACCGAATGTGGGAGTTTAAAGTAATTACAGAAAAAGAGTTAGATATATGAGTCGTTTAGATCCTATAATGCAAAACCTGTATGGCACCGAGAGTGCTGATGATTTAACACAGGAAATACTAGGTGTTTTAACTGAAGGAAGTAATGTACCTGAAGAAGGAAATTACTACGTTTTTGTATATAAACCAAAGACACCCAACATTGCATATGATGAACATCCACTCGTTGCAGTAACTAACGTTTACTCTTGGGGTTTCAAAGGATTAAATTATCACTGGGGTGAAATGAGACAATATACATTCCCAGAAGTTGTTGGAGGACTGTATAAAGTAGATGAAATGGAGTTAAGAGATTTAAGAACTCTGCCTTTTGTCAAAATCCGTCTAAATAGTTAAAAAAATTATATATGCCTAATTATCCTGCCGATTATAAACAGCAAGAATCATATTACGCTTCACAAGAGTATAAGGATGGTGTTGAACAGGCTTTGGAAACTGGCAATCAATTACCTACTTATGCTACACGAGATAGAAAAATTACAAGTAGAGCAAGAAATAAAAAATTACCACCATTGAGTTACCCACTTGCTACAGGTCCAAGTCAAAGAACTGGTGACAGACTTGTCATAAAATGTCTAAAATTTGAACCACCAGAATCTGGTGCTGGAGCAACAGTAACACCAGTTAATATGTTTAAAAAAGAAAAAGGTGCTAACGGTAAAGTTAGTGCAATAACTTCAGAAGATAAAAAAAAGATGGCTCTACCTGAAGGTGATAAGAATAAACTAAAGGTATATAATGAGAAAGGAAAATTGATGAATGGTTCAGAAAGACCAGGAATAGATTTTAAAGTAACTGATGCTAACTCAAGAATGAGTAAAGATGCAAATAGATTAATGAAATATTTAATTGAACTACCTATCCCTCAAGATTTAACTGATTCAAATTCAATTACTTGGGGTGAAGATCGTGCAAACGCACTTGAACTTGGTGCACTTGCAGTTGCACAAAAAGCAATGGGTGGCAATCTTGTCGAAGATGGAGTAGCTGCAGCACAAGCAGCAGTTACTGCATTAAATACTGGAATTGATATTCCTGGTTTGAAACCTGAAACTCAAGGTGCAGTAAGAGCAGCATTATCTGGTGCAGCGATTGGAGCATTAGGTTCAAACGTGAGTCCACAAAGTGTTATCTCACGTTCTACAGGTCAAATTCTTAATAATAATTTAGAACTACTTTTCAAAGGAGTAAATTTAAGAACTTTTCCATATAGTATAACATTTTCTCCAAGAAGTCCCAAAGAAGGCGATGTTGTAAAACAAATTATAAGACGCTTAAAAGCATCAATGGCAGCAAAAGCAGGAGAATTTAACGGAACTGCTGCAGGTATATTCATACAATCACCAGATGTTTTTCAACTTAAATTTTTAAAAGATGATGTTGATCATCCATTTCTACATTCATTCAAATTATGTGCGTTAACTGGTATGAGTGTTAATTATACTAATGCAGGTACATATACTTCATATGAAGATGGAACACCAGTGAATATCAGAATGAGTTTAACATTTAAAGAGCTCAATCCAATCTATCATGAAGATTATCAGCAAGTAGGTGCAGGACCAGGAGTTGGATACTAATGGGATTATTCAGAGAATTACCAGATATAGCATATCAATCGCCATTATCACATAAAAATTCAGCAAGTGATTACATTATTATAAAAAATATATTTCGTAGTGCTAAGTTGATGGATTATGTAAGAAGTGGTGTAATCGCTCAACAAAAATTAGTTATAAAAGATGGAGATAGACCTGATACACTTGCAGACTTTCTATATGGTGATTCTTCATTAGATTATATTGTAATTTTAGTTGCTGGAATAACTAACATCAATCACGAATGGCCATTACAAGATTACCAAGTTTATGACTATGCCTTAGAAAAATATGGTTCAGAAGAAAAAATGAGTGCTATAAGATATTATGAAACCTTTGAAATAAGAGATAGTCAGGATCGTCAAATATTACCACCTAATCTTATTGTTGATGTTGATTTTAAAATATATGGATCATCGACTCAATTTGGTACAAATAGATACAATTTAATTTCACAAGAGGGAAACAATCAACTTGATGATAAAACTGAATACACAGTAACCACAGATAAAATAGCGAGGGCAGTAACTAATTTAGAATATGAATATAAGAAAAATGAAGAAAAGAGAAAAATAAATGTATTAAAAAATGGATTTGTTCAAACATTTATTAATGATTTAAGAGATATTCTTAGGTATGATAAGAGTTCAAATTATATAACATCAAGTTTAGTTGCAACAGATAATACCGAAACTGTAAATCCATAAAAAAAAGGGGGTCGTTTGACCCCCTACACAATTACTTTGTAATTATTCTTCTGCGAGTTTCGCAAAGTATGATAGTGCATCATCCTCTTCTTCTGCAACAGCAGGAGTTGGTTTTGATACAGCAGCAGTTACTAACTCTTCTGCTTGACCACGATCATTATCTTCCTCTTCAAACTGTGGTGCAGCGGACTTCTTATTTCCAAGAACATAATCTAGACGAGTCTTTAACTCATCATATGCCTTGAACTGGTCTGGTGCAACAATTTCAGAAAGTGAGAACTGTTTTTTCCAGAGTGTTTCCATTGCATCATCGTCATCAAGTAGAGGACTTTGTGCTGCAAATTCAGAACTATCGTAGTTTCTATAACCTGCGACATTCTTCGCTTTTAACTTAAAGTTAGCACCTTGCCAGAAATCGAATGGATCGATTGCTTCCTCATCTTCAAACTCTGGTTGCATTGCTGCAGTAAGCTTGTCAAAGATTTTCTTTCCATACTTGTATAGAAATACTTTACCTTCGTTATCAGGATTTGCAGGGTCTTTTACAACATAAATGTTGCTGACATAAGTTAACTTACGCTTCTGCTTTCTTGCTGTTTCTTTTCCAGCATCAGTACCATTGTTCCAGAGTAATGAGTTATACTCGGAAACTGGGTCTTTCTGTCCAAGTGTTGTGAGTGAGTTCTCAATGAACCATCCACCAGGTCCTTGGAATGCGTGTGAATATAGTTTTACAAATGGTAAATCTTCACCTTCGGGTGCAGGTAGGAATCTGATAACAGCATAACCGTTACCTCCTTTGTCTACATCTAGCTTCCAGATACGGTCATCAGCGTTACCGCCCGTGTTGTTCATCTTCTCAACTTCTTTAACTAGTTTTGCTGTTAAAGAGCCAAGTTTAGACTGCTTTTTAAGGTCTTTAAAAGACATTTAGATACCTCGGATAAATTGGATATTTTGGATAATTAGATTATAACAGATTAAGAATCAATTGTCAATAGAGTTCTTAAGATTCTCGATAGTATTTGACATACCAGAGAATAATAACAACATATCAGTTCCTTCTGGGAAACCCATAAGTTCAACTGATTTTTGTAAATGAATCTTGAGTTCAATTGCTTCTGGGTCATCAGAGAGACTAATGCGAGTGTACATTACTTTTTGTCTTTCTAATAATTCAGTAAGTCTTTCTATGTGGTCAACTTTATCTTCACGACTAAAAGTTCCAAACTTCATTGCATTCTTGTAAATAGATAACTGCAATTCGTTTATCTCTTGTAGTTCTTCACGAACTATGTTTGAATCGAAAAAATCACTCATTTACGATTTCCCGTAGTATTTTTTTAAAGTTGAATACATTAATATTTAGGAAAGGTTTATACTTCCTTATCTTCAAACTTACGGTTTCCCATACGGGATCGAGTAGTTTTTCATCAAACTTATCTGAAAACGCAAATATAATATCAAAGATAACAAATGTTTCTAATGATATATCACCACCTAGAAATCTCTTCAATATAATCGGATGTCCTTTTCCACACTCAAACAACTCATCAAGTTTATATTCTTCCAATAATTTAGAACATTCTTCTTTAAACAGATAAGAAATACTCTGTTGTCTTCTTGTCCAATCTGCATATGTTCTTTCCCCAGAATTGATAATCTCACCAATCCATAAGTTTTTTGGATTATCTGTAGTCACAAAATTTGCTAATAGAAAATCAACAATCTGGTCATCAGAATATTTTCTCGACGTTTTCTCAAACCAATACTTATCTTTCCTTTTATTAAAGGATGTCATAGTTGCACGAGATTTACCACCATACCTAAAAAAGTCATACTTACGGTTCGTAAAATGACTTTTCATTGATAGATATGATTGGTAGGTTTCAAATGGAGTCACTTTCATCTTCTTCCTCTTCACTATCTAATTCTGTAATTGAGTCAACAGGAACTTCTGCTTCTCCTATTTTATACCAGTGTTGGTCAACACCGATACTGTCAGGT